CAGTCGGTAATATGATGTGGAATGTCGCACCGCTTAACGGCTCATGCGATGAACTCAACGGCGGAAGCGGATACATCGGAACAAACGGCAGAGCCGACAGCGCATACAGAGGTATCGAAGGCTTCCATGGTAAATTGTTCCGCTTCATTGACGGCGTAAACATCAAAGACCACCTCGTGCATTATGCGAACAGCATCGCAGACTACGCAGACGGAGTCTATGACGGCAAGTACAGAGCAGTCGGATACACTAACGGAACAGCAAGCGGATATATATCCGAATTTGGATATGACGAAAAAGCACCGTGGGTAATGTTCCCGACAGAAGCAAAGGGCGGTTCAACCACCTATGTGCCTGACTATTATTCGCAGAATACAGGCGAACGCCTGCTCCTGCTCGGCGGTAACTTCTACTACGGCGCGGACGGTGGCGTGTTCTGCTTCGGCTGCGGCGGCGCCTTCTCGAGCTCGGGCTTGAGCTTTGGGGCGCACCTTCTTATCAAAAAGCCGTGATACGGGGGTATGGGGGCGGTCAGCCCCCACATAACCTAACGGCTTGAAACACAACAAAATAAAAAATCGGGGGTTCATTGTGCTTGCGTCCCTGCTCCTGCTCGGCGGTAACTTCAACAACGGCACGAACGATGGCGTGTTCTACTTCAACTGCAACAACGCCTTCTCGAACTCGAACTTGAACTATGGGGCGCACCTACTTATCTTTATAAAATTATTGCACAATGTTCTCCCTACCGCTTGGTAAAAATAATGTCGATACGGCTGTGGTTAGTAAGCCGAAAGGATTTGAAAGCCACAAAGACAGATAAGAAAAGGAACTGATAAAATGAAACGAATAGGCTTCATTTATGACAAAATATGCGAGATTGACAACATCAAAAAGGCAATATGGAAGGCTTCGGAACAAAAGAGAAACCGACCAGCCGTCAAGAAGATCCTCGACAATATAGACTTCTATGCAGGCGAGGTCAGACAAATGCTCATCGACAGAGCCTACGAGCCATCGCCATACAAAATAACGGTCATTCACGACACTTGTGCCGGAAAAGACCGCACGATTTACAAGCCGGAGTTCTACCCCGACCAAATCGTACACTGGGCGTTGATGTTGCAACTTCAAGCACCGATAATGCGAGGTATGTATGCTTGGAATTGCGGAAGCATTCCCGGAAGGGGCGTTCATTACGCATCCAAATACATAAAGCGCATAATCAGGCAAGACCGAAAGAACACAAAATACTGTCTCAAATTGGATATACGCAAATTCTATCCATCGGTGGACAAAGAGAAACTGAAGGCATCGTTCCGCAGACTTCTCAAAGACGAGGACACCCTGAAACTCATCGACACAATCATCGACAGTTCGGATGAGGGCATACCCATCGGAAACTACACGAGTCAATGGTTCGCAAATTGGTATTTGCAATCCCTCGACCACGCAATAAAGGAAGATTTGCACATCAAATATTATATTCGATATTTAGACGACATGGTTCTCTTCGGGAGAAACAAGAAAGAACTGCACAGAGTAAGGAAGGTCATCGAAAAGACCCTCGCCGACATGGGACTGACACTCAAAGGCAACTGGCAGGTGTTCAAGTTCCAAAACAGAGGTCTCGACTTCTTGGGGTTTCGGTTTTTTCGCACCCACACCATACTCCGAAAGAGGAACGCCCTGAAAATACGCCGTAAGGTCAAGAGGGCATCCAAAGCGAAAACGATAAGCGTACACACGGCAGCGAGCATTATAAGTTACATGGGATGGCTGAAATACAGCGACTCGGCAAACTTCTACAACAAGCACATCAAGCCGTATGTAAGTATTAAACTTTTGAAGGAGGTAATCAGCAATGCGAGCAGAATCAACCGTAAAGCCGCCCTTGTCTCTTAAATTCACAATCGAAGAAACAGGCAACGGCAAATGCAATGTTCATCTTTACGAGAACATCGAGGAAACCACCAACGAAGAAGGCGACACAATCTATTCATACGATGTGTACACTTTGGAGAATGTGCCGTACCACGAGAACCTAAAGACGAACATCAAAAACAAAAAGGCTGCATGGCTCGAGAGAGCAAAGGAAGCCGAAAACGCAGACCCGGAGTATACAGAACTTCAAAGACTGCAACAGGATGTAACCGACCTGATGATTGAGAACATCGAGCAGGGACAGTACATCACAGAACTCGAACTTTTAATTTTAATGGGAGGTAGCGAAAATGTATAAGACCATCAAAACAAGATACAACAAAGGCTATATCAGACTCGACCAGTTGAAAAGATACTGCGAACTTGGAGTAATCACACCCGAGCAGTATAAGGACATCTGCGGAAAGGACTACGAAGCCGAATAATAAGGAGGGAGCAAAATGCCAAAACTTACAGAGAACTACGAACTAAAGAAGCCGCTCGGCACAGAGTCGGTAATGATTGATGTTCTCAATGAAAACTTCGATGTAATCGATGAAGCACTCACCCCCGAGGTAAGCGACACAACCGCACCGACATCGGCATCAACGAAAGGGCTTCTCGCCAATGTCCTCGGATGGTTCGCAAATCGAATCAAAGCCATCACAGGCAAAAGCAAGTGGTACGAAGCACCCTCCGTTAATTTGGAAACCGTAAAGTCGCATATCGGTTCAAGAGGAACTGCACAGCACAACACAGCAACATCGTCACAATCAGGCTTTATGTCCAACACAGACAAGTCAAAACTCGATGGAGCGACATCCTCTGCAACAGCAAGCAAACTCATCATTCGTGACAGTTCGGGCAGAGCGAGAATCGTAAACCCGAGTAACGAACTTGATATTGCAAACAAGGGATATGTTGATGGTGTCGTGTCGGCACACAAAAGCGGAAGCGAGGAACACACCGAAGCGACCCCGACACAGTCAGGATTTATGTCGGCAGCTGACAAAACAAAACTCGACAACGCTACAAGCGTGAACACGGCGAGCAGGCTGATGATCCGTGATGCTTCGGGCAGAGCGAGAGTCAGCAATCCGTCCAGTAGCACCGACATCGCCAACAAGGCGTATGTAGACTCGCAGATAACAGCAAGTATCCAAAACATCGTTACAGGCACATACACAGGCGATGGTGCAAGCACAAAGTCAATCTCGCTTGGATTTAAGCCGAGGGCAGTATTCGTGTACCCAGTAGGCGTTACACCGACATACCAATACGCAGGACTTGCCGTGCAAGGGCAAAATGCGGTGGTAAGTACGAGTTACAAAGACACATACGCCACAGATTACAGTTATCACTATGTAACAGTAATGATAACCGATACAGGCTTCGATGTTTCGTATTGCTCGAGTTCAAGCCATACGAGAACGAACTATAGCGGATACAAATACAACTACATCGCTATCAAATAAGGGGAGGGATTGACAAATGAGCGAAATAATCGCCCTATTTGACCAAGACCTAACCGCAATCATTATCGGAGGATTTCTCATACTTGCAGGCATCAACAAAGCAATGGATATCCTCGGGAGTTTTTCAAAAAGGATAGGTAAGCCGTTCAAATGGGTAAAAAAGAGGGATGCCGACCACGATGACCTTGTGAAAGCAAAGGAACGCATCGAGTCCCTCGAGAACAAACACAAGACCGACACAGAAACTCTGCATCAGGAAATCAAAGACAGCATCGACGACCTGAAGGCACAGATGAAGCAGTACGGCGATAACCGAGTAAGCGACCGCAAGCAGTCATTCCAAATACAAAAGGAACTGACCGATGCACAAAAGAAAATCTCGGAGTCGGTCGATAAGGTGTTCAACAAGGTCGCAACACTCAAAGAGGACACCGACAAACGCTTCGAGCAAAGCGAAGCGAAACAGAACCGTAGAGTTCAGGCAGAGATAAAAGATAAAATCGCACAACTCTACAGGCGATACAGTTCGACCAAGACCATCAAGAACATCGAACTCGAATCGCTGAAGGATTTAATCAGAACATACGAGGAACACGGCGGAGAGAACTCCTTCGTCCACTCCCTCGTAGAAAAAGAGATGTACACATGGAAAGTCATAGACTAAAGGGGGCAAAGGCAATGGCAAAGACAACCGAAAAAAAGAGGTTTGAGTTCTCGAAAATCGTTCTCGCCCTCGTGATATTTTCATATTTTATCGGTCTCGTTTTCGGGATGATTGTCATTTGGAAAATCCTCGAAACCGGGAATGTCACATACATAGCAACCGCCCTCTGCGGACTTTTCACTTACATCGCCACCCCGGTGGCAACCGCTATCGGTTTTTATAGCAACAAAGCCAAGGCGGAAAATGTAGAAAAAATAAAGGGCAGCGAAGCCTACGCAGGCAAGAAGATAGATAACGACTTCAAGCTGCCCCTGAACTAAAGGAGGATGCAAAATGCAAGCAACACACTTCGGAATTTTTGCTACGGCGTTCGCCATCTTGGTAGTCGTGGTAAATATCCTGACACAAATCTTCAAGAGTTTTCTCGCAAAGAGCGAGATACCGACAAGGGTATTCGTTCTTATAGTTTCGGTCATTTTGACCGTGGCGACCTTCTTCGCCTTCTGCCAAATCTACGCAATTCAAGTCGTTTGGTATTTGGTAGTGGCAGCGGTGGTGGTCGGCTTCGTGGTGGCTTATTGCGCCATGTTCGGATACGACAATCTATACGGAGAACTTAAGGATTTAATGGCAAAACTATTCAGCACCAAGGAATAAGGAGGTAGAACCAATGAGCAACAGTCCTTTAATTTGCTACACGAGGATCTCGCCAAACAGAACGAGTCCCCGAAAGCACAAAATCGATACAATCACAATCCATTGTGTAGTCGGTCAGCTTTCGCCCGAAACAATCGGTAATGTTTTCGCTCCATCCTCTCGACAGGCTTCTTCGAATTACGGAGTCGGCCCCGATGGACGAATCGGAATGTATGTAGAAGAAAAAGACCGCTCGTGGTGTACCTCTTCCGCATCCAACGACCACAGAGCCGTAACGATTGAGGTAGCCAGCGACACAACGCATCCATACAAGGTAACCGATGCAGCTCTCAAAGCGACCATCGAACTATGCGCCGACATCTGCAAGAGAAACGACATCAAGGAACTCAAATGGAAGGGCGACAAATCTCTCATCGGGCAAGTGGACAAACAGAACATGACAGTTCACAGATGGTTCGCAAATAAGTCCTGCCCCGGAGATTACCTCTACAACTTGCACGGACACATCGCAAAAGAGGTCAACGCAATCCTGAACGGCGGAAGCAAGGCAACCCTTGCCGACATATCCGGGCATTACGCAGAGAACCACATCCGCAAACTTATCGACTACGGCATTGTCAACGGTTACGAGGACGGCACATTCAAGCCGAGCAACAATGTAACCCGTGCAGAGTTTGCAACGATGACCGCCAAGGCACTCGAGAACGGATGTGGATACAAACTCACAGGCTCGGGAGCGTTCCCTGACATTTCGGGACATTGGGCGGAGCAGAATGTTTATAAACTCGTAGCCTGCGGAATCGTGAACGGCTTCGAGGACGGAACATTCAAACCCGATGAAGAAATCACGAGAGGACAGGCTGCCATCATCGGAGCAAATATGCTATATTATTGTGGCATCAAGGCACAGAGCCACGCACCGTACCCTGACACCAACGGACACTATGCCGACAAGCACATTCAAACCTTGCAGGCGTTCGGAGTGGTTAACGGCTACGAGGATAACACCTTCAAGCCGGAGAACAAAATCACAAGAGGTCAGGCAGCGATGATTATAGCAAACTGCCTCACGGTGCTTGGGAAATGATACGAATATCAGTAATCGGAAACCACAGAGCCGTAGGAGCGGTCGAGAACATTCTGCAGACCCTCGGATTTGACACCGAACACGGACCGGCACACTTCACAGTCGAGATTTTGAAGTCCAAGAGATGTCGAATACTCCACAACGACCAACAGGAACTCGCAGGCTTCGTCTGTGGCTTAATTCAGGACTTCGGAATGTACGAGGTAGTCCAAAAGAAAAGACCGCTAAAAAGGTCAAATTTGTGCGTTTACGCAACACCCGGAATGTGCGACATCGAGGTCGCCCTCTTCGGAAAGCAAATCGCATACGCACTCAAAGAATTTTACGCATAACAAAAACACCGAGGGACAAAATCCTCGGTGTTTTTTTGTTTCACAGTTCCGCCTTACTTTTTCAAATTGAGAAGCTGACACAAAGCCAGTCCATAGAAAAAGACGGTTTCGGATACTGTAACGATTGGTGGAGCAGATGCGTCAGTATCCGAACTTTCGCCCTCAACCAACGCAAGCAACTCTTCCTCGCAAAGTTTCGGTTCACGATTGGTAAAGTTATAGACCAAGAGAAGCCGACCATCGTCATATAAATAGATTTTATGAACGAAGGTATTTATCAATCGCTTTCGGTATTCCACATCGGACAAATCGCCATCACGAAGCTGATCCAAAAGGAAGATAATCACATCTCGCTCGAGTTTCGGTTTTTCTGCCTTTTCTTTTTCGATTTCAAATTCCAAATCCTCGACAGTTTCCTCGAGTTCTTCAAGGCGTTTCTTGGTGGACTTCGTGACGACACCGCTCTCGATAGCAGACAGAAGATTATTCAGAGCCTTCTTCTTTTCGGAGAGTTCCGCCTTTAAGGCTTCAAGGATACCGTCCGACTTTTCGGAAGCCTGAATCTCCATCGCCTTGTCGGCAATACGCTCGATGAGTTCATCGTTCCCAAGAATATTATAGTAGATATTCTCGACAACCAAATTCTCGATGTAATCCTTTTTTATATTTTTCTTATCACACGGAAGCGTGTGGTTTTTCTTGGCAGCACACTTATAATAGTGATACACTTCGCCATATTTACCAGTTCCGCTTTCGCCAATCATCATCGATTTACAATGACCACAGAACAACTTCGTAGTCAAAAGATAATCCGCCCGAGCCTTGTGAGTCGCCCCGGACTTTTTATTTTTATTCAACATTTTTTGCACCTTATCCCACAATTCATCATCAACAATCCGAGGAATGGCATCAGGGACCACACGGTCGCCATAAATATAGATGCCCTTATAACGAGGATTTGAAAGAATACGAGGTAGGCTATTCTTATTGAAAGCCTGCCCTTTTTGCGTTGTCAGACCTCGGGAGTTTAGATATTCAATAATATCCTTCGCACACCAGCCGTCAGCGTATAACTCGTAGATTTTACGGACAATCGGCGCACGCTCCTCGTCAAGTATGATATTTTTATCAGCATCGGATTTATACCCAAGAGGAAGCGACCCGGTAACCTTACACTTCAAAGCACTCTCACGCATTCCACGGCGTATTTTTTGTGCCAATTCCGCAGAGTAATATTCAGCCATACCCTCGAGCAAAGACTCAACGAGAATGCCTTCAGGCTCATCGGAGATGCTCTCCATGACCGAGATGACCTTCACACCGTTACGGCGAAGCCTTGCCTTATAGGTCGCAGAGTCATAACGATTACGGCAGAAGCGGTCGAGTTTCCACACGAGGATAACATCGAACAACCCCTTCTCGCTATCTTTTATCATTTTTTGAAACTGCGGACGATTGTCGGTCTTTGCAGACAACGCACGGTCGATATATTCAGCAACGACACGAATGCCGTTCGTATTTGCATAATTCAGGCAGTCTCGCATCTGCCCCTCGATACTTTGCTCGGTTTGATTATGTGAGGAAAAACGAGCATAGATAGCAGCTCTCATCCACGCACCCCCTACCTCGAAGCATAACGAGCGACCTCGATGCAGAGTCCGATATTGCCGGGAGCGGTCGCAAGTTCGTAGCCTTCCTTTATTTTAGCATAGACCGTCTGCCCTTTTACAAGGCGGTCAAATATGTCGATTTGCAGATTGTCGCCCTTTGGAAGCCAGCCGATATGCACACCATCGTGAGTTTTTACCATTACCGCATGGCGGTCGTAGGCATTATGAATATCAGCCACAAGAACAACAGGGTCGCCCTCGAACATTTGCGGAATAATCTCCTGCGGATTTATGCCATTTTTCGGTTTTGTAACCCCTACAATATTTATATTATAAATCGTTAAAATTCCGTGACCTTTTTCGTCCGTTTCAGGGAAAGAGAACTCGCCCGGAGATTTATAGGAATACCTCATCGGATGCAAGACCTCATTCACGGACAGACCCTTCCACTTTTTCGTAAAATCAAAAAGACCCATCAAAAAACTTCCTTTCTATATATGCCTTAAAGTTCCAACAAACGGAGAACCGCCTCCTGCATTTGCGGATTACTTCTATATTTTAATATGATTTGTTTTTCAAGTTCCGAAACAACGAAAGCCTCGCCAGCTTCGTCCGTAGCGGAACTTTTTTCTTTTTCATCCGAACCATCGTAAAAGTCATCGATGGTGCATTCAAGAGCCTTGGCGATTGCCTGAAGGGTGTTGAGTTTCGGATTTTCAATGATGCCTGCCATTATTTTTGAAAGCGTACCCATCGGAACGCCTGAAAGTTCAGATAATTTTTGATTGGTAAGTTTTAATTCCTTTTTACGCTTATTCATGTAATCAAGTCGCATTTTTGTATCACCTCACGCCGTTATTGTACCATAAATAGAAAACTTCGTCAAGATAAATAATTCAATTTGTGGAACTTTTTTTCTAAAAAGGCTTGACTTATTCCACGAATGGAATTATAATATAACTACAATGTTCCATCAATGGAACAAAAAAGGAGGTGAAACGGAATGTTCAAGAAACTTGAAGGACAGATGGTAGAGCGTGGGATTGCACCCAAGGAAATCGCAGACCGCCTCGAAATCGCAGAAAGAACTTTCAGGAACAAACTGAAAGGCATTACAGAGTTCACATGGTTGGAAGTTTGTATCATTCAGGGCGAATTCTTCCCTGACATTACAAAAGAAGAACTGTTCGCAAGAGCAGCCTAACCCGAACCGAGAGAACGAAAGGAGGACAGGCTATGGAAATAGCAACAAACGCAGCGAGCATCGAAGTCGGCAACATTCCCGAGAGGGACATCGAAGGAATCGCAAGAGCAATCCTCAACCTTGCCGAAACGGTCATGGCGAAACCGGGGATGCAGAAGCGCTACGAAGAATGGAAACAGAAAAGAGGTGCAAGAGATGCAACTCGCACTGTTTAACGGCAACATTTACATCAAGACCAGCAAGGAAGAATACCCCATCGTCAAAGGACTTCCGAATGTGAAGTTTGACAAGGGCAAAGCCGCATGGGTAACCCCAGCGACACTTGAAATGCTGGACAGGCTACAAAGGATCGTGAAACTTCCGCCTGCCTTGGAATCAGAACGAGAGCGAATGCGAGCCGTTCAAAACAAGGTGGACCACGAAAGACTGAACGAGAACCCGAAGCCACTCTTTGACTACCCCGTAAAAGTGAAACTTTTTACACACCAAATCAGGGGAGCAAATATGTGTATGCACCTTTTCGGATGGGATGAGGAGGCGGTCAAATGTTAGTTTATGTATGCTCGCCACTTAAAGCCTACGCTTACAACACGGTGTACCACAACACCGAGCAGGCAAAGAAATACTGCAGACACATAGCGACAACCACACCATACACCCCGATAGCACCGCACATTTACTGCACAGAGTTCTTACAAGACGACATCCCCGAGGAAAGAGAACTCGGAATGAAGATAGGAATTGAACTCCTCGCAAAATGCAGAGAGATATGGGTGTTCGGAGATTACATATCGGAGGGTATGGCAAAGGAAATCGAATACGCACAGAAAAACCGAATCACGATAAAGTTCTTTGATGAGAACTGTAACAGGAGGAATGAAGATGAACAAAACAGAACACAGACGACCTACGACCCACAAAAAGCCGAAGAGTAGACAGGACAAAGCCTTCGAGAGATTGCTGATGATTATCGGCATCGCACTCCTTGCAGCTTTCATCCTTGGAGCGATAGTCGGAGCAAGCATAGCGAACGCAGTCAACGAACCACCCGAAGTAATCGAAGCAGACGGAACGATGAAGGTATCGGCAGCCGAACCCGAAACAACCCCCGAACTTTGGATAGACCTTGGAGAGTTTGAATGCTACGCATACGATGCCTGCGTGAAATGTTGCGGAAAGACAGACGGCATCACAAAGACAGGCACAAAAGCAACAGCGAACCGCACGGTAGCGGTTGACCCCGATGTGATACCGCTCGGAAGCACCCTACTTATAAACGGAAAAGAATACATAGCCGAGGACATCGGCGGAGCGATTAAAGGAAACGAAATCGACATATTCCACAACACTCACTCCGAAGCCTTGGAGTTCGGAAAGAGAACCTACACGGTACAGATGAAAGTGGAATAACCACAGGCACGAAAGGAGAAAAGAGCAATGCTAAAACCTGAAGAATTGCAGGAACGAAAACAAAGGTTCATAGACCTACTGGCAGGCACGAACCGACCGGGAATGACGAAAGTCATCGAATGGCTGATGTCAACGGACTTCTTCGAAGCACCAGCAAGCACAAGATACCACCTGAACTACGAGGGCGGACTTTTAGAACACAGTCTCAATGTTTACAAGACGATGCTCCTGATGGCATTCGCACATAGCAAACTCACAAACACAGAGATGCCGACAGACTCGGTGGTAATCGCCTCCCTGCATCACGATGTATGCAAGGTAAACACCTACAAGAAAGGTCAGAGATGGCGAAAAGATGCAAACAACCGATGGGAACAGTACGATGTGTACGAATTCGCAGAGGACGAACCGCTCGGACACGGAGAAAAGAGCGTGTTCTTGCTCCAGCGATGCGGACTGCAGCTCACGGAGAGCGAAATCTACATGATACGCTGGCACATGGGCGGATTTGAAGCACAGGGCAATCAAATGACCTTGTCGGCAGCGATGGCAAAGCACCCCGAAATCGCACTCATCCACTCGGCAGACCTCATAGCATCGAGCCTACTCGAGAACGAAACGGAGGAAAAAACGAATGCAAACCAACAATAAAGGCTTCGGTTTGCTATTCGAAATGGGCTGCGGAAAGACTTTGACAGCGATAGCCATAGCAGGGCAAGGATACAGGCTCGGCAAGATTAAAAAACTGCTCGTGGTCGCCCCGGCTTCGGTGGTTTCGGTATGGCCCAAGGAATTTGACGAATATGCCAACTTCCCTCACATCGTAAGAGCGATGCAAGGCACGGCAAAAAAGAAGGTCGAAATTCTGCAAGACATCGAAATCGCAAAAAGGGTATTCAGGACAGAGCCATTACAAGTGGCGGTCATAAACTACGAGTCAGCATGGAGAACCAACGAGGACAAACCGAAAGAGTCAATCTTCGATGCCTTGCTTGCTTGGAAACCCGACATGGTTATATGCGATGAAAGCCAAAAGATAAAGACCAACACCGCAGAACAAAGCAAAGCGATGCACAAAATCGGCGACATAGCCAAATATAAACTCATTCTTTCAGGAACACCCATACAAAACAACGCAATGGACATATGGAGTCAATACCGTTTTCTTGACCCGACAGTATTCGGGGACAACTTCTACAAGTTCAGAGCGAGGTACGGAGTGATGGGCGGATTTAACGGAAAGCAAGTAGTCGGAACACGAGATACCGACATACTGACCGAAAAAGCACACTCCATCGCCTACAGGGTAACCAAGGAAGATGCACTCGACCTACCCGAGAAAACCTTCCTCAACAGAGAGGTCGAGATGAGTCCGAAAGAGCAAAAACTATACAACCAAATCAAAAAGGAGTGCTACGCAGAGATTGAGGGCGGAGAAATCACGGCAGCGATGATTACAACGAAACTCCTTCGACTTCAACAGATAACAGGTGGCTTCGCACAGTTCGATGACGAACCCCTGCCGACACAAATCGGAAACAGCAAGCTGAAGGAACTCGAAAGCATCATCAACGATTATGTGGTCGATGCCAAAAAGAAACTCGTAGTATTCGCACAGTTCACAGCCGAGGTCAAGGCGATATGCAAACTACTTGACGGAATGAAAATCAAATACGGAATGATTAACGGTTCGGTCAAGCAAGAGGACAGAGGTGCAATCATCGAACGCTTCCAAACAGGCGACTCGATGGTCATGGTGGGACAGATACAGGCGGCAGGCACAGGCATAACACTTCACGCATCAAGCTGCGTGGTTTACTACAGTCTTACATACAACTACGCAACCTACGCACAAAGCACCGACCGAATACACAGAATCGGTCAACATTACCCCTGCACTTACATCCACCTCGTCTGCCCGAAAACAGTCGATATGCAAATCCTCCGAGCATTAAGCAGAAAAGAGGAACTCGCCAAATCGATAGTGGACAACTGGAGGTGTTATTTCGGGGATGAATAATGAATACACACCAACGATGGGTAGCCTTTTCTCCGGCTTCGGGGGATTTGAACTACCAGCCGAATGGCACGGAGCAAAGTGCCTATGGCAATCAGAGATAGAGCCGTGGCCCGTAAAACTTCTCGCTCACCGCTTCCCTGATGCGATACAACTCGGAGATATAACCAAAATCAACGGAGCGGAAATACCGCCAGTAGATTTTATAACCTTCGGGAGTCCTTGTCAGGACATGAGCGTAGCAGGCAAACGAGAGGGCATCGAAGGAAGCCGAAGCGTTCTCTTCTACGAAGCAACAAGAATTATAAAAGAAATGAGGGAAGCAACGAATGGAGAATATCCTCACTTTGCAATTTGGGAAAATGTCCCCGGCTCACTCACAAGCCATAACGGCGGTGACTTTCGAGCAGTTCTCGAAGAAATCACAGAAGCCGAAATTCCAATGCCTGATACTGGGCGATGGGCAGACAGCGGAATGGTTCGGGGGGGGGCAGCCGACATTTCATGGCGTATCTTGGATGCCCAATATTGGGGAGTCCCCCAGCGAAGAAAGAGAATCGTCCTTGTGGCAGATTATAAGACTGAACGCTCCGCAGAAATTCTCTTTATCCCCGAAGGCGTGTCAAGGCATCCTTCGCAGAGCGGAAAACAGGGGCAAGGAACTGCCCGAACTTCTCCGCTTGACCTTGGAGAAGCAGGCATCAGGCTCTGCGGAATCCCATTAAACTGCAGACCCGAAAATATGTACGAACTCGATGAGAAATCAAGCACCCTGTGCAACGGAACAAATCCGGGACACCACAACGGAGTCATCGCACCGAAAATCCTCATCGCATACACAGACGGCAAGGCATACGAACTCGGAGCATTATCCCGAGGGCAAGGCGGTCAGAGGGTGTGGGATGTATGCCCTACACTTCGAGAGAAGATGGGCGACAACCTACCAGCGATTATAGTGCTACAGGACAAATGCATCGGCAGAAAAGAGAGCAACACAGGCAACGGACTCGGGGTAACCGAGGACGGACCGTGCTACACAATTACAAGCACCGATGTACACGGAGTCGCAGCTCCAGTCCTTGTATTAAACGAAAGGCAATACGCACTCACAGTCGGAGAAAATGTAGCAAACACACTCACGGCAACAGATTACAAAGGAACGCAAGTAGCATTTATACCGATAATGCTCGAGAACCACCCGAACGACAGAGTCAAGATTGACGAAAGCGGTGCATCGCAAACCCTCACAGGAAGAATGGGGACAGGCGGTGGCAATGTTCCACTCACGATGATACCGATATACGCAATCGACCGTGCAGCTTTCAACCAAGGCATGAACGCACAATACGACATAAGCATTCAGGACAACGGCACGATGCAGACCCTCGTAGCAAAGGGACCTAATGCAGTCGGAGTTCCACAGGAGATAACCCTCGGAGAACTCGCAGCCTACATAGAATACCTCGTGCGAAGGTTGATGCCCGGAGAATGTGCTGAACTGCAAGGCTTCCCTTTCGATTGGCACGAAGGGGTAACGGACGAAAAGGGCAACGAAATGAAAGACAGCCCTGCCTACAAAGGATACGGAAATGCGGTGGCAACCGTTGTCGCCGAGTATCCGATAGCAAATATAATCAATTTTTTACGAAAGGAGCATGAACAATGCGAAAACTGAAAAGGTCGGTAATGCGACACCAAGCAGAACTGACAGGAGCAAAGACAAGCGAAGTCCTACGCAAAATGTGGCATAGACACCAAGAAAAGAAGTACGGCTTCAACATCGCCCACCTCTTCCGAGCGGTCGGAACTGGACGATGCAAGAAAATGAGGAAGGCGATGAGTAGATACCATCGCACGAAAGGAGCAACAGTATGAACACGATGAACGAACTGGCATCCAAACTCAAAGCCTTAAGAGATGCCAAAGACGAACTGGCGGAAGCCACCAAGAAGAACAACGCAGAGATAGAAGCGGTCGAACTTGAACTGTCCAACCTTATGATTGAGGAAGGAAATGACGGCTTCGAACTCAACGGATACAAGTTCACACTTCAATACAAGGACATCTTCTCATGCACGGTAGAACACAGACCCGAACTCATCGAAGCGTTGAAACTTCACGGCATCGACAGGGACGAAATCATAACCGAAACAATCCCTGCACCGAAACTCAACAGCATTATGAAAAGCATCTACGCAGAAAACGGAGATGAACTGCCCGAGGAATTCGATGGCATCGTAACCACATTCACAAAACAAGGCGTAGGAGTCCGCAAGGTTTCAGGAAAAGGCGGAAAGTCCAAAGCCGGAAAAGAATTTTAATTTGAAAAGGAGCAAACAAAAATGATGAATGAAGAAAAAATCACACAGGAAACCTTATTCGGAGATGAGGTCAGAGCAACCGAACAGGAAGTAACCATCTGCATCGAAAGAGAGTATGCAAGAACCAAGGACGAATACGCAGAGAATCACATTCGCCCGATTAAGAACAGACACGAAGGCTACGGACACGCAGCCGAATGCTTGACAAAACTCGAAATGTCAATGAAACGCATCAAGGACGACATGAAAGGCTACCTCGGAGAACTTGCAAAGCCTGACGACAGCATCGTGAAGGTTTTCGGTGGCGAGATTTACGGACACGCAACACAACTCGCAGTTGAAGCAATCGCCATGGCAGCCACCGCAAAGCGTATCATTTACGACATTATGGTAGAAGCAGGCAGCGAGGACTTCCCGATGGAAGCATTCACAGAGGACACAGACGAAGCAGAAACAGATAACAACACCGACATCGAATATGACGATGCGGACATTCAATAAGGAGGATAAAGAAAATGGCAAACGCAAAAAATGAACTCATGGTAGTAGAAAACTTCGCACTCGCAATCAACGGAGAGATTGCAGACATTATGGCAGAGGAACTTGACGGACTCGGAGAAATCCCATTCGACAGAGTGAAAATCCCGAGCGGTGGCGGTGTCGCCTTTGAAATCCCCGGAGATGACCCCGACAGTCCTGACCTTGCAAAAGAAATCGCAGGCATCGTAATCGACCACCACCCCGTGAACGCATACTGGGAAAGCAAGTATGACGGACAGAACACACCGCCTTCTTGCTCAAGCATGGACGGCAAAACAGGCATCGAGCCTGAAACAGGAGAGGTACATAACTGTCAGAACTGCCCCTTCAACGAATTCGGTAGCGATGGCGAGGGCAAAAAGTGCAAGAATATGCACCGCCTCTACATTTTACAGGAAGGCTCACCGCTTCCTTTCATCCTTACACTTCCGCCCACCAGCATCAAGAACTGGAAAGATTACCTCGGCAA